CGTAAGTCACCTAATGTCCATGCTACATCGGTTGTTGTACTTTGTATACGAATAACTGCTTGACGAGAACGTGCTCGTAAAAAGTTTTGATCGGTAGTTGGTGTTACAGCATTAGTAGAATTTGTACTTAAAGCACTTCCTGGAAAGTTACGCGTCTTTACAACATAATCTACAGTAGGACTGGTTCCTGTTAAATCAACGTCTGGAATAAGTCTATTAATAAACATAAACTCATTACCATCTCCTAAATCAAAATCAGCAGATTGAATATAAGAACCCATAGCTTCTCCATCGGCATCCGTTCCGGTTTCTTGTATATAAATATATTCATTACCATTTGCTGTGCCTGCGGCTCTTGGATTATCATGAATACTGTAATCTACCCAAGCCGTACGAACCATTGACCCTATGTCCCAAGTTCCTTCCGTATAATTATATTTAGCGTAACGATCTATTTCTGTTGACCCAGAAGACACATAAAACCAAAACACTTCGTCAAACATACGGTTAGATGCTGCAAAAAACTTAAAACTTTGACTAAGGTTAATATCGTCAAAAACATACCGTAATACTGTGCACGGAATAATCTCTATTCGCCCTGTGTATGCATAGAAGTTTTCTCTGTCCATCCAGAATACACGATCGCCTACAGTAGTCACCGCATTAGGGCCTACTATAGATACGTTACTCGCTAGTAATGTAAAACCAAATGTTAATGGTGGCCCTACAAATCGCATAGCGTGTAAGTTTGCATCAGTCCAAATTAATATTTCCTGCCTAGTTTTTTGCGCAGATATTATCTCAGAACCAGAAGATATTCGTTGGGCTCCTGCTGTATTAGTGGCTGTAGGTGTCCAATCAAACGGTGCTTCTTGAGAAGACCAACGCACTTGTAATAAATCTTGTTGTGTTTCGCCTAGAGGATTACAAGCAAAAGCTATTAAATGTCTGTCCGCGCCAGATACCATTATACGTCTGGTTATAGTAGGGCAATCAGAAGCACCTGTTTGCGAAGCTAATGAAACAGCTCTTGCTGTTAAACCTAGAGTTTTATTCCAATAATAAGGCGTACCATCGTATACACTAAAAGCTAAATCTTCTCCCCAATTATCTTGCGACCACAACCTAATGTTTTGTCCTGTAGAAGCCGTAGTTGTTGCAGGATCTCCCCATCCTATAAAATCATTAGCTTCTCTTACAACTTGTCCACTTGTATGAGAAACAGCTGTTGTACTTCTAACTCCACGTATTACTCCAGCATCTAAATTATTTCCTGTCTTTCCTGTATAAAGAATTAATTCATCTTCTATATTAATTAATCCTACAAAAGTAACAGCATCTCCACTTGTGTGTCCTGCAATAGTAGAACCATCGGAATTTCTAGTTAAGTCTCCTAAAGTATTTCCGCTTTTAGTTCCATAACGAATATACTCACTATTAATTTTAATAGTTCCTGCTGCAGGTAGTACAGATCCATTACTTACAGGAACAGAAGAACTAAACGTTGTTATATTAGCACTTAACGTTGTAGAGGCTTGTTCAAAATAAGTAGCATTTGTTAAAGGAATGTTTGTAACCGAGTCAGAAATACCTGAAGCTAAAGTAGTAGCAGAATAACTAGATGTTATTCCTCCCCAAAACCCAGCTCCAAAACCTGTTCCGGATACTACTGTGTTTAATCCAGTATTAATTTGATATTCCGCAGAAACAGAAGCGCCGCCACCGGCTGCACCACTACTTGCTGTACCTCCAGTATTCACTTTATATGAGTTAGCGTCTATAATCTGGGTAATTTGTTGTTCTTTATTTAAATCACCAGTTGTTAAACCATCAAAAGTAGTTGCTCCACTAAACGTTACAAAGTCATTAACCACTGCACCATGCGCTATATCTGTAACTGTAATTATACCGTTACCTGCCGTGCTATAAAAAGGATTTGTTCCTAATGCAACGGTTTTACGAATAGGTGTAATATCATTATAACCACCACCTTGTTCTATATAAAATTTAAATTCTGTGCCCAGACCCATAAATTGAGAATTATCTAATGCTGCCCACACATGTAAAGAACGGCCTGTTCCTTGAAAAGCTGTACTGCTTAATCGTGACCAACCGCCCATCTTTTCTGGGCGACCTTTACGAAATCTAATAAGATCAGAATCATACCATCCGTTTTCACTGCCGTAAGAAGTTGTTTCTCGGTTAACGCCTGGTTTAAATACTATTCGCGCTAAAGGCATAGTTAACTCCCTACATTAGTTTTTTTAGGACGACCTCTTTTACGTTTAGGAGTCATTACAGAACCACATTTACAACGTGCTCCAAATATTTTTTCAAATATTCTTACATACCACAAAGCCATAAGTTATCTCCTATAAGCTTTTACATTAGCATCTGTTGTCCAACGATTAACTCTCGCCACAACATCTACTGAACCATCACCTTTATATGTGTTATTGTGCAATGCAATAAATGCTGTCATATCTGATGCTCCATCTATTGCTGTACAGATATTGCCATGATCCGTTCTAATTGCTGCCATATATGTTACTACTGCTGAAGGAATAGCTGTTTCTGCTGTAACTTTACGTTGGATTAACCAATCAAAACCTTGCAGTAATCCATTAGCTTGTGTAGTTGCTTTGTTTTTAGCATTAGTTTTTAAACCATAATTTATTCTTTTAGTCGTGCCATCTAATTCAAATAATTGATTACCATCTTCATCTTTAGCATCTTCGTCAGCTAGTTTCCTATCCGCAGATTTAGTTATTGTTTCAACTACTTTATCCCCTGAAACCGCATAAGTTGGATTATTAGAAATATAATAGTTATCATCTAATCGTGCTGCTGCTGTTACAGAATATATTTTTAATGCTAATCTATCAGAATCAGACATCGCATTTAATTCTGCTTTATCGTAATTTCTATTGTTTATGGTAATTTTTGAAGGAAACTCTCCATAAACATTTGTCACATTATTTGAGTCGTTTACTAAAGCCCACATTTTATTTTTCTCCTTTGTTAATTACCTTGCTGTTGCGTATTTAAATGGATTGTGTGCCATAGCTAAGTAGATATAAGCATTGCCATTACCATTAATTACATCATTTGTACCTCTTACTTTAAATCCATTACTTAAAATATCTAATCCATAAGTTGCTGTAGAATCTGATTCAGCCCAAGAATCTTCTATACCTAAAGCTTTTGCAGAAACATTAAAAGGATTTCTTCCATTATCAATTAGTACCCATGATTGTGAAGCACTAGTTGCTTTATACCAAATATATGCTGGTCTAAATCCAGTATAGACAAATGGACCATTTGCATTTCCATTTCCAAGGTAATAATCTGCTTTACAATATCCTTCTACATCTGTAAAACAATAAGCTACATAATTTTTACTACTATTACTTATATTACTTGTAACACCAAACACAGTTGATGAATTATTATTAGTCTGCCACAAAGCACCAGTACCATAACCGCCTGTTGAGTCCCAATACATTCTTGACTCATTTGCAGGAAAAGCTCCATTATTCATATTTTTATGAAATGCAGGCCAATCCATTACTGTTGCACCTGATGTTCGTGATTTTGCTGCCATAAAAGTAGGAGCACCACTAAGACCATGACCAAGAGTAGCTGCACCTCCTGAACCTGCCCATGTTACAACACTAAAAGCACCACTAGGATCTGTTTGAACTGTAGTATCTACTGAACCTGAATCATTTGTAGAAGTAGTTCCACCATTTGCTCTCCAATTCCAGCCTACATAAGTGCTAGAATTTGCACCAGTTCCAGCATTACTTCCTACTGAAAAACCATCTGCTCCAAAAACTTTTAAGCTGTCTGTTTCAGTAGTTTCAGCATCACTATTTGCACTATTAACATACTTTGTAACTCCTCTAGTAGAATCAAATAGTTTATGTCCAGCAGTTCCATTACGTTGTTTAATCCATGTCCAATCTGGTTTAAAACCTAATCCTGTTTGAGCTTGTGTAGCACTACCATCTCCTGTGTATGTTAAAATACCAAACATTTTCTGTGGAAAATTACTTGAAGTTTGTGCAGGGTCGATTGCATTTGCTACTGGTAGATTACCTGAACACATAGCTAAGAATCCAGCTGGCACATCATACTTAAAATTGCCATAACCTGTGTCATCTGCATTTCCACCTGCTGTTATAGCTCCTCCAAAAGTACCTTCTTGTCCACAGTTCATTACTATTTCTGCAACAGGATTAGCCCAAGAAAGAGTAAAAGGAAATTTATAATCTGTATAATTTGCAATAGTCCAAGTTGCACTAGCATTTGCACCAGTAGCAGGGTTTCCTGTTCCAGAACCTATATTTCCCCATACACCATTAATNCCCCACCAACACTTACCTGCATCATTATCTATAGCACACATTATAACATCACCAGTAGTAGGAGCACCTTGATTAGTAAATGAAGCATGAGCAACTTGTGGATCACCTGTAGAAGTATTTCCAAAGTTAGTAATATAAACATTATTACCAGTAAAATAACCCATATATTGCATATTACCTGCATAGCCACCATCAC